TGATGTAATGACCTACAACATCAGTTGTTGGCATACCATCATCAATGATAACTGCTTTACCGTTCCAGGATGCAATTTCAAGATCCCTTGTGATTCCATCTGCATCAGTGTAAGTCATATACTTCAACAGTTTCAGGTTTTCAAGGTTTGTTGCAACAGAAGAATGCATGATGGAAATAGTGAATTTCTTCTTCTTGTCACCACTTGCTTTCTGAATTGCACTGTTCAGTGTTGAACCTTCAACAACACCTTTTACAAGATTACTGATCTTATAAGTGTGATTGTCTACAAACTTTAGGTTTCCAGTTCCAGTCATGGAGAAGATACCTTCAAGGATTGAAAGAATAGTGTCCTGGTCAATTTCATCCCAATATTCAGCAACCTGTTTTGCCACGTTGGACATGAAACCTGCACCACCTGTCACATCTTCTGCAAAGTCAGTTTCAACCCATGCCTTGGCTCTACCAATTACGATAACACCACGTTCAAAGGTTGTTGTGTTTGTTGCATCAATATCAGTCTTACCATCATAGTTGACTGGTGTTCCATCAATTCTTCCATACATTGGAATGGTTGCATAAACAACACCTGTCTGACCACTGAAAGCCTGCTTGATCTGACTATTTGGTCTTAAAGCTCTGGACTTCACCAGTTCGTTCTTTTTCAGCTTTGGAACAATATCAACATACTTTCCAAATGCTCTGTCATTAAATGTTTTAGCATCAAATTTTGCCATTTAAAATCATCCTTCCTTTTCAATAAAATTTTAGTTTTTTAGATTTCTGCATCAGGGTTTGCTTCAATGTAAGCAGCAAGTTCTTCATAAGACATTTTGCTGACATCAACTTTTGTGTCAGGATCTTCCTTGCCTGTTTCACCTGGTTTTGCACCCTTCATTTGTGTTTTCTTGGTTGAAGTGTCGAATAAGTAGTCATCAGACTTGATAATTGATTGAAGTTGTTCTTCCAATCCCTTGATCTTTCCATCATCAGTAAATTCTGCTTTATCAAGATCTTTCAGCAAAGCTTTTATTGCAGTTGCATTTTTACCTTTTGCAGCAGAAATTGCAGCATCAACAGCAGCATCAACTTTCAACTGCTTCATTTCAGCAGCATGTGTTTCATCCTTGGTTTTGTTTTCAGCTTGAAGATCTGCAATCTGCTTCTTCATAGCTTCAACATCACCAGTTGAATTCTTCAAAGTTTCAAGCTGTTTATCACGATCAGCAAGGTCAGTCTTCAACTTATCACGTTCTGATGTGATAGAATCAACTTCACCTTTTGCCTTTCCAATATCTGCACTGTTTTCATCAAGTATCTTGTCAATGACTTCTTTTTCAAGTCCTAAATCTTCCAAAAATTTTCTTTTCATTTTCAAATCCATCCTTTCAATTTTCGCTTTTTTATCATGGGTTGCATCCACATAATTTCAATGATGTTTGTGTCTTTTATCGACTTCCACCAGGTCAATGTGTTTTAACCCAAACACCAGGGAGATATTTGGATCACCTACCTTTCACCGTATAAGTTCGATTGATGAAGCATGTTTTCTTCAATATTCCATCACCTACCTTTTTTGTGAAAAAGTCCATAAAAAATGACCTTATATAATGCTCATATAAGCACTTTTAAAAGGTCATTGATGTATTACTACCCTTGAATTTTCAATGTTTCATGATCATCACCCCTAAAATTTTTCAAAGAAAAAAGCACCATGCAATTTTGCAAGATGCTTCTTAATAATTTGTTATGACACCATCTTCATCAGGTTCAGGATCAACCATTTGAAAAAATTCTTTGAATTCTTCCTTTGCCCAATCAGGGGCATCATCTTTGATATGCCACTTTTCATCTTCACCAATGAAAGCATATCCTTCTTTCATGAATCTTGGTTCTTCCATCATTCCACCCCTTTCAATAGTGTTTCAAGCTTTTCACCAAATATTCTTGCAAACTGCCTTGGATCTTCACCACCAAAGTATTCTGCAAAAGTTTCTGCAAACAATTCTGATTCAGAAGTTGCTGCATATCTACTGACATAATCACCCATACCAATATATGTGTTATAGGTGTAATTTGATTCCACTTTCTTGAAGTCTTCAATGCATTCTTTGATGAAGTCATGTTCCCAGGATGCATTGTCTGTGATCCTTCTCATTGCATGTGAAACATGATGTCCATATTCATGAACAAAGGTCTTATGAATATTTGCATTTTGGACTGTCCATTTTGATTCAATTGATTTCTTAACATAAGAACTGAACATTTCACTGTCTGAATGATAAACACCATTCAAGCTGATTCCAACAACCTTTGATGAATTTGGGTAATAGGTGTAACTTCCAATTGCATTCTTCATCTTGCTTGCTGCCTTATTTTCAATCATAGGGATCTTACAAGGGTTTGACTTTGCAAATTCAGGGAAGTATTCATTGAACCCATCCATCCAGTTCACACAACTATTCATCAGTTCTTTATCCATTGGATATTTCCTTGAATCATTGAACTGAATTCCATATTTGTCATTCAGATGCTTGATCATTTCATCTTTGGAAGCATAATTGACTTCATTGTATTTATATTCTGACCAGTTCTTTGGTGTTTTAATTATATCACCAGTGTCAACAACTTCCAATCCATCCTTTGAACCACCATCAACAAACTTTTCTTTCCATTCATGGTATTTCATATTTGATGGAACATAATATGTTTGACCTGTTTCTTCATCCCTTGCAGCACGTTCACCAATGTTGAATTCATCATCAAAGAATGGAACGGTTGTTGTTCTGCACCAGGGATGGAAGGGGGGAGCAGTGACACCTGCTTCATAGTCCTTCATGTCAAACACATGACCATCTAAATCCCTGCATATTTCAGAAGTTTGACTGTCAAGGGTTGCTACAATTTCAAACTGTTCAACATCAAGATCATTGAATGCATCCTTTTGAGAAACAGAAGAAAAGTAAGCTGATTCAGTCATGACCAACCTTCCTGCATTACTCTTTGAAGTATTCAGCTTTGTAGCAATGTTCTTGATTGCCTGATCAGGTGCTTTCCCCAGGATTGCCATTTGTGTAAGTTCATTATGGACTTCATTGACCAGTTTGGACTTATTGTTCCATATCCTTGAACTGAAATTCTGTCCATCTGCTGCCCAAGGTCTTGAAATGATTCTTTCAAGTTTTTTCTGATCTATGGAAGCAATATCCCAACCAATATTGAACCCATTTTGAAGTTCATATGCTGTGTGATAATAACCCTCTGAATAGATCCTTTTCATAAGGGAATCCACATCATCAAGCTGATTACCAAACAGAACTTCAAGGGATTGTTGGGTTTGGATCTTCAATGCTTCCAACCTTGAAACGTGGTATTTTGCAGAAGCATTTTCAAGTTGCTGCATCCATAGTTGATTCACTTCATTCTGTTCACCATATTTGATGTATTCTTTGACATCCCATTTGAATTCAGCAAGTTCCTTTGTGGTAAGAAGCTTTCTTGCTTCTGCCATGCTGATTTTGTTATTTACTGCAAACCTTTGATGCCATGCAAGGATCTGACCTTCCAGTTCTCTTTGTGCTTTCAGGTAATGGGATTCAAGTTCATGAAGTAGGGTAGAAGCTTTGTCATGTTCAAGCTGTTCAAGAAGTTCAAACCGTTTCTTCCAGTATGCACTATTCTTCATCTACAACACCACCATTCACTTCCTGCCCTGGAACAGTAGGTTGTGGGAATGCATTCTTGTATTCATCAATTTCTTTTTCTTTCTGTGCAGCAATTTTGTCCAGTTCAGATTGCACATCATCCACCCAAGGATGCTGACTGACAAGTGTTTCATCAGAAATGATTCCAACTGAATCTTTGATGTTGGTGATGACTTCTGATTCACTGATCATGATGTCACGATTGAATATGATTTCAACTTCTTCATCTTCAAAGTCACCCAAGCCTGCATTGAACAAATGAACATTGACGAACCAAAGCAGTTCTTCAAAGGAAGCCTGGAATTCAGTTTCCATTTCATTTGCATCAAGATCAATGTCACTGTACATGGATTGAATGTTCATCTGATTTGGATTTCCTGAAAGCCTGTCATCCTTTGCATCATATCCTTTGGCATTCTCAATGATTGCTTTCTTGAAGATCTCAATGATTGCCTTGTAATTTTCAGCATTGACTTCAACTTGAAGTGTTTTCAGATCACCACCTGCACCATCAACTGTCTTCACCTTTACTGCACCATAGGTTGCAAGGTTCTTTCTAAACTGACCAAGATTTTCACCATCATAATTGACCAGGACAAGGATTGTGTTTCTTGCATCTTCTTCCATGTTATTTTGAAAGTTGGAAAGAATGATGTTCAATCCATCCTGCAATGACTTGACCTTCCTGATCAGTGGGATTTCTTTTGAATTGTACTTCCAGGGAATAAGGGGAATCTTTGACCAATTCCAACCTTGTTCAATCACCTGGTCACCATCTTCATCAATGGTTGTGAAGTAGTTGCTGAATGGTACTTCATCAGGAACAAGTCTTTCACCTTCCAGGATGAATCTATAAATTCCATTTTCATCATAGACTTCAACCTTTTCAATGATCTTTTCCTGCTTACCCTCATAACCTATAACTTCATAGATCCTGATCACATAATCAAGTGAAGTGTGATCTGCATCTGACCAACCTGGTATGATTTCATAGGACTTCAATCTTTTGAAGGTGAATTCACCATGTTCATTGTAGAAGGGCATCATCCAACCAAGACCAGTGTTCAAAGCATCTTCACCAACATTCTTGATCAGCCTTTGGAATCTCTTATTGAAGATCTTCTTCAATAGCTTTCCATATGCTTCATTTTCAGTCTTGAAGATAATTGGTTGACCAAGCAGGTAGTTCTTTTTCTGATCCACCATCTTTCCATATTGGTTGTCAACAATCCTGTTATTTGGAAGATTATCAACAACAGTCAATTCACCGTTTTCACCAATAATGGTTCTTTGTCTTTTCAGTATGTCATGATTTCCTTCATGGTACTTTTCACCATCAATCATTTCTTTTCTTCTTTTGGAATACTTGAACCTTTTGATTTCAAGTTCAATGAACTGTTCATCAGTGATTTTGTCAGCAGCACCTTCACGAACAATATTATTGATCAGATCTTCATCTGATCTAAGTGATAGAAATTCAAACATTGGTTATTCACCCCCTTTCATAGTGCATTAGCTTCCTGGAATGCCTGATGTAATTTTGGGAACTGATATGCAATCCAGTCCACAAATGATTCATCTGCTGACATTTCAGCCATTCCACTTTCAAATAAAAAAGCATGAATGATTTCATGCCTGATAACTTTCTTTTGATATTCTTCAAGGTTTCCTTTTGACATGGTGTCAGGAACAAAGTCAGCTACAACACAAAGCTTCATTGTGTCATCACAATAACCATCACATTCTTTCAGCTTTGGATCATTGACTTCACTTTCACGTTTCACTGTGTAACTTGTTCCTAAAACATTGACTTGCTTCATGCTGCACCTTCTTTCTTTATGACATCATAAGTTCAAAAGCCTTTGAACCAGTGTATTTTCAATATATTTTGTTACTAACCTGATACTAACATCAATCAAAACTGAATGTTTCACCCTTGATGAAGGATTCAAGTGCATAACGCATTGCATCCAGTAAGTGGTTGAAATCATCAATTGGTTTGTTGATCTTCTTACCAAACTTGTCTTTATCCCAAGTGTAGTTGCTGATTTCAGTCAGGAAGTTTACACATGAAGGGTGAATGATGATCTTGAAGTCCTGGATGAAGTCAATGCCATTGTTCACACTGTCTTTTCCTTTTCTTGCACCCTTAATGTTGGAAATACCAAGTTCACGCAACCTGTCAATTGACTTTGGTTCTGATGAATCAGCAGTGATCTTTTCTTTCCTATATCCCATCTTGACCAGGTTGTCATATATAGCTTCATTTGACATACCTTCCTTGTACATTTCATCAAATACATAAATGGTCTTTGAATCAAGATCCACCATTCCACAAAACAGTGCAGAAGGGTCATTGGTATAACCAAAGTCAAGACCAAATGCAGACTTGATTCCTTTGATCTTCTTGATGTCTTCCAGGTTGAAATCTTTTTCTTCCCAATTTTCATAAACAAGACCATCAACAATTCCCCAATTTCCAAGACCTGCAACAGCATATCTTCTTGGGTTGTTCTTCTTCATGGTTTCAAAGACTTTCTTGTCTGCTGCATCCAGGAATTCATTGCACATGTAGTTTGTTGTCAGTGCAAGAATATCAGGATCAGGTGCAGCATCAAAGAACCTTTTCTTGATCCAGTGATGTTCATTCCAGGGGTTGAATGTCAATGTGATCTGCTTGAACAGTCCATCATCAACCTGACCACGAATGGATTCATCCAGGATGTCAAAGTCAGCTTCATTCATGATTTCATAAGCTTCTTCAATCCACATCCAACAAAGTGAACCAACATCAACTGTGATAGAAGTGACCTTCAATGGATCATCAAGACCCCTGAAATAGATCTTCTGTCCAGTTGGTATATATTCCATTTGCAATGGTGATTCAGTGATCTTCCAATGATCCTGAACACACAACCTGTTGATTGCCCATTTCAATTCAGTGAAGCATGAATCCTTCAATGTCCTGAATGTCTTTCTTACAACCAAGGTATTTGCACCAGGATGTTTCATCATGTTGGTAATATACCAAAGTGCAGTGGTCTTTGATTTCTTGGATGCTCTTGATCCTTTGACAACTCTGTATCTGCCTTTAAAATGCCAAAATCTGTTGTACTTCTTACCGACAACCTTCTTCAAAGATATTTTGAGTTTACTCATAAGCATCACCATTTTTCATGGAACAATAAATTTGAAGTGCCTGTTTTTCAGGTCTTATTGATGATTCTGTTACTAACCTGTTACTAATCGTCATCATCTTCACCCAAATCATCTTGAATGACAATAGGGATCACACCTTCAACTTTGAACTTGTCAGTGAACATTCCCATGTGTTTTCCAAGAAGTTCAAGTGCTTTGATTTTGTCATAAGTCTTGATTTCCCTTTCAATGGAATCCCCAGTGTCACTTGATGATCTCTTGATCTTCACACTGGATATACAAGCAAGATCTTCTTCACTTGCACCATCTAAGACAGAAGCATTCTGCAAGTTGATTACAGAAGAAGGATTCAGGAATGCAATCTTTGCAAGTTCCTGAATGATCCGATCTGCATTGATGCCTGTTCTTTTGGATCTTTCAGCAAGTGCCTTTTCTATTGCATTTTTAATGTCATGTTTTGACATGTTTTCATCAGCAATCTGTCTTGCACTTGCAGGTGAATATCCTGCCCTTATAGCTGCCTGTGTTGCATTCAAGTCAATCAGATATTCTTCAACAAACAGTTTTTGTTTCTTGGTCATTGCCATCCTGCAACACCTTCCTTTCTTTTCGCATTAAAAAAGACCCTTGAACACATAGTTCTTGGGTCTTTATTTTTTACATATTAATCACTGTATCAATTATATCTTATATAAAGAGGACACACAAGGGCATCAATATTGCATGGTTTGTGCAAGATTTACCAATTTGTCAAGCCTTTGATTCAATCTTAATACCTGCTTCATCCCATAGGCATTCTTTTATGTCTTCAAGTGTCAGGTATCCTTTTTCAAATGAATCATACAATTCAAGCACCTGTTCAATGAACCTTTCAGATCTAACTTTACCGAATCCCCATTTATCACGAAGTGTCAGCACTGGAAGACCTAACATCAAAAGAAATACCTGATCAACTGCATCTTTGGTTGAATCCCTGGTTATTCTTTGAACATCACTGACCTTCATATTGATTACTGGTTCTTTCTTCACTGGAAGACCTTCCCTTTGTAACCTTCTTCTTTCTGCTCTGTTCACGATCTCACCCCTTAACTGAATATCTGATGGATCACTTCATCAGAAAACAATCTGATTTGAAGCAGGTTCACAAGTCTGTTCTTATGTCTGCTTATGGTTGAAGCATCAACATCATAGAATGCTGCAATATCTTCCCTGGACTTACAATCAAAATATTTCATAGGAATAATATCAAAGTATGGGTCATCTTTCAAAGCATCAATTGCAGCATCTATGACCTTAATGAAATTCTTTGTGACCTGGATGCTTTGTTCAATAGCTTCAATCTTTTCATTTGCCTTGTCTGATTCTGACTTGATTTCAAAAGATGCTGATCCTGAAAAAGAAGTGATGCTTTTACTTTTCTGTGTAAGACCTTCACACTTGATTGCTTCAATCTGTTCATACTTATCACTGATTGCAGCCTTGAAATTGTTGTAATTATAAAGCAGTGTTTCAGTCTTCTGAAAAGGTGACTGTCTATTATTCTTCAAAAGTCCTTGCTTTCTTAATTCAGAAACAACTTCTTTTGCTGTGATTTGTGCTGTTGTTTCTATAACATTTATATCATTTTTCATAAAATCCCTGCCTTTCACTCATTTTACCTTGAACCTTGAACCTTTACCTTGAACCGATTAAAACCCTGTAAAATCAACACTTTTTCCTTAAAAAATACCCTTGCGGTTCAAGGTTCAAGGTGCTTTCCCTATTATTACTTATTTTAGGTACTATATTTTTATATAAAATCAAATAATATTATTTTTTATTTTCTCTTAATAAATTAAAGTAACCTTGAACCCCTTGAACCGATACCATTCAATAATAGTGTTCATCAGTGTTTCATACGGTTCAAGGTAGTATGTTTTTATCTTGAACCACCTTGAACCGAACCTTGAACCACCGTTCCCACCACTACTGTTGAAAGCGTTGGGTTAGGATTTTTCTTCACCCTGAACAATGATCCTGCCTTTCTTTGATGAAACAATATGATTTTTCAGAAGCAGGGTTTCTTTCTTCAACTGATCATTTTCTTTTTTCAGTGCTTTCCACATTGAAGCTTTACCAAGACCATATCCAATCAGGAAGAAGATTACCATGAAGATATATTGTTCCATTGATTAAACCCCCTTGACCTTTGAAGCAATCATGTCAGCAGTATGTGTCCAAAGTACAGTGTCATATTTCTTGATTGCCCTGTCATAATAGTCCCAAGCATCCTTTTCATAAGCACCCATATGATACCTAATACAAAGGATTTCTTCTTCTGTCAGGTGCATCCATGCTGCAAGCTTCATCACTGACTTGTCACCATGACCAGGAAACAGACTGTCATTCCTATATTCAAAGTGTGATTCCTCACCCTTGACTTCATCAGATCCAAACATTGTGACCCCTTCAACATCAATGACCTTCTGATAACTGTCAATCTTGCAAAGATCATGGAACATTCCCACTATGTAAGGGGATCTTGGGTGCTGCCATTCAATGTTCATCTTTTCAGTAAGTTCAACCAAGCTTTCAGTGACTGCCAAACTGTGATCAAACAGTCCACC